ATGACAGATATGGTTAAATTAAAAAAAGCAATAGATGACAGCGGAATGACTATGACTGCCATAGCTAAAAAAGGCGGAATAGCAAGAGAAACGTTGTATAATCGTCTGAATGGAATTGGTGAGTTCACTGCTTCTGAAATTGTCGGACTTAGTTACGCGTTGAAATTAACTAAAAGACAAAGAGACGAAATTTTTTTAACCGAAAAGTTGAACTAAATGCAACCGTACATAGAAAGGAGAAACAAAATGAACGAATTACAAGTATTTAAAAATCAAGAGTTCGGTTCAGTAAGAACATTAGTCGTTAACGATGAACCTTGGTTCGTCGGAAAAGATGTGGCTGAGGCATTAGGATATTCCAATTCTAGAAATGCAGTGCCCAAGCATGTAAGCAAGGAAGATAGTCTGCGTACCCAAATCGAGTACGCAGGTCAGAGAAGAGAAGTAACAATTATCAATGAATCTGGTCTCTATGCTTTAATCTTTGGAAGCAAATTGGAGTCTGCTCAGAAATTCAAACGTTGGGTAACCTCTGAAGTACTCCCAGCACTAAGAAAAACAGGGCAGTACCAAGTGAAGGAACTAAGCGGTCAGGAATTAATGGCTAAGGCATTAATCGAGGCTCAAAGCGTTCTAGCTGCTAAAGACAAGCAGATTGAAGAGATGAAGCCAAAAGTTGTTTTTGCTGATGCAGTAGCAACTAGCCATACATCTATCCTCGTTGGTGAACTTGCTAAAATCTTAAAACAGAACGGAATTGACATGGGTCAGAAGCGTTTATTTGCATGGCTCAGAGAAAAAGGCTATCTGATCAAGCACCAGGGCACTGATTACAACATGCCTACACAGAAGGCTATGGACCTCGGTCTATTTGAAATCAAGGAAGGCTCTTACGTCAACGGCTCAGGAGTGAATATCACAACTAAGACCCCAAAAGTCACTGGCAAGGGTCAGCAGTATTTCATTAATAAGTTCCTTCAGTAGGAGGGTGATCATCATGGATGAATGGAGTATCTCAATTGATGAAGTTATGAAAATAACTCACAAAAGCCGTGACTTCATCATTAACGCAATCCAACAAGGTGTAATGCCTGGGTCAGTAGTAAAACATGACTCAGGTAAAAGAAGTACTTACATCCCTAGAAAGGCTTTCATGGATTACATGACAAAGTTTTATAGAGCTCCTTCTGATAAGTTGATTGCAGCAGTAGTAGAGGAGCTCACTAAAAGAAAGACAATTGAATAAGTAGCTTTAGTTGCTCGTAGGCACCTAAAGCCAAAGAAGGCAAATAATATTGTAGAATGTTTCGTTTTCATTTTTTTTGGAAATACCCTTCGTATGTGTATCTTACATTGAATATATCAATCCTTTTTAAATAATTTGTCTGTTGATCAAATAAATGCTTTCTTTGGCGCTAAGTGCTTATGAGCACAAAAAAAGAACACACGACAGCCATCGTGTGCTCTTAGAAAAAATATCAAAATTGCGTGTTAATTATAGCACAGAAAGAGAGAAAAGAAAATGAAGAGACTAAATAAGAAGGCTGTTGCGGTGATTGCAATGAATGCTTTCTTCGCAATCGTATTAATTAGTGGGGTTGTTACTGGAAATAATTGGAATTTGACAGGTGCAAAAGTATTAAGTGCATTAAGCGTATTTCTAAACATTATTTTTACAGAAGCACTTTTAATTAAAGGAGAATAATTAAATGGATAAGATTAAGATTAATTCTCTTGAGTTAGAGAATGTCAAGAGAATCAAGGCAGTACAGATTGAGCCGTCTGAAAACGGCTTAACAATCATTGGTGGCAATAATAACAACGGAAAGACTTCTGTGTTGGATGCTATCACTTGGTGTCTTGGTGGCAATAAATACAAACCATCTAAACCAACACGAGAAGGCAGTTATGTTCCAGCATCACTAAAAGTTACATTAAGTAATGGTATTGTGGTCGAAAGAAAAGGCAAAAATTCAGCCTTAAAGGTCACTGATCCAACAGGAATGAAAGCAGGTCAGAGCCTATTAGATTCATTTATTAGTGAGTTGGCTTTGAACCTTCCAAAGTTTATGAATAGTTCAGAAAAAGAAAAAGCTGACACATTGCTTCATATCATCGGAATTGGTGACGAGTTAACTAAGTTGGATTTAAAAGAAAAGGCAGTCTACAATGACCGCTTAGCAATCGGAAGAATTGCTGATCAGAAATCGAAGCATGCTAAAGAGATGGTCCATTACGATAATGTACCAGATAAGATTGTTTCAGCTTCTGAATTAATTGCTAAGCAGCAAGAAATGCTTGCAATTAATGGAAGCAATGAAAGAAAAAGAGCGTATCTTGCTGAGTGTAAATCTAAGTCAAAAGCCATTGAAGAAAAGATGGAAGACTTGGACAAGCAGTTAAAAGCGCTTAATGAAGAGTATTTGAAAGTTATCAAGGAAAGAGATAAAGCGACTGTTGAAGTTTCTAGTCTAGTAGACAATCCTACGGATGAAATTGAAAGAAGCATCAAGGAGATTGATGACACTAATATTAAGGTTCGCACGAACCTAGAAAAGAAAAAAGCAGAGCAAGAAGCCAATGACCTCAAAAAGGAATATGCTTCTAAGTCACAGGAATTAGAAGATATTAGAAAAGAAAAGGCTAGCTTATTAAATAATGCTGATCTTCCTCTTGAAGGATTAGGGATTGAAAATGGAAAAATCACTTATCTCGGTCAAGAGTGGGATAACATGAGCGGTTCACAGCAGCTAAAAGTTGCAACTGCTATTTGTAGAAAAATCAATCCTAATTGTGGGTTTATCTTATTAGATAAATTAGAACAAATGGACATGAACACTCTTACGAAATTTGGTGCTTGGTTAAAGTCTGAAGGATTACAAGCTATTGCTACAAGAGTTAGTACTGGAGACGAGTGTTCAATCATTATTGAAGATGGCTATGTTGCTAAAAACAATTTAGAAAAAGAAAAGAAAGAAGAAGTAAAAGAAGAGCCAAAAGCAGTTGCTAATTCTTGGGAAGGAGTGAAATGGTGATGAATTTTGAAATCACAAAAGGAAAAATTAAAAAGCCTTATAAAGTAGTTGTATACGGTCCTGAAGGAATTGGGAAGTCAACCTTTGCTTCTCATTTCCCTGACCCTTTATTTATTGACACAGAAGGATCAACTAGATCATTGGATATCAAGAGACTACCTAAGCCAACATCTTATGAAATGCTTAAACAGGAGATTGATTACATCATTCAGAATAATACATCTATCTGTAAAACATTAGTCATTGACTCAATCGACTGGGGAGAATCACTTATCATTCAGCATATTTGTGATAAGTATCAGAAGAAAGGCATTGAAGACTTTGGATATGGCAATGGGTACGTCTATGCGAAAGAGGAAGTCGGAAGACTTCTTAATAGATTGGAAAATGTAATTGAAAGTGGAGTGAATGTCGTTCTTACTGCTCATGCTCAGATTAGAAAATTTGAAAAGCCAGATGAAAGTGGTGCTTTTGATAGATATGAATTAAAGCTAGGGAAAAAGACCGCTTCACAGACTGCACCTCTTGTGAAGGAGTGGGCTGACATGGTTCTATTTGCAAATTATCAGACATTCGTGACAAAAGACGAGAAGGGCAAGACAAAAGTATCAGGAAACAGAAGAGTGATGTATACAGTTCACAATGCTTGCTGGGATGCTAAGAATAGAGACGACCTTCCAGAAATGTGCGATTTCGATTATAAAGTAATCGAACCACTTATTGAAAAAGCAATTGTGAGACCTGTATCAAACACATCAAAAGCAGAACCAATTGATACAGAAACATATTCAACTTCAGTAAGTGCTATAGATTTTAATTCTGAAGAATATCAGAAGATTCCTTCTAAAGTAAGAGACTTGATGAAATGTGACAATATTTCAATTGAGAAATTGAAGGAAGTCATCTTCTTAAAGGGATTCTTCCCAAAAGACACTCCAATCGAAAATATGCCTAATGATTTCTGGGAATTCATTGCCAGCAATTGGAGCAACTTAAAAGATTTTATTATAGAATCAGAAATTCAATTTTAAAAGGAGATTAAGAAATGGATAACAATTTTAATAACTACAATCAAAACAACTTCAATCAGAACGGATTTAATCAAGCATCTCAAAATGATGGTGCTATGGGTTGGGATGATACAATTACAGCCGAAGCCAAAGAATACACATTATTGCCTGTCGGAACTTATCAATTCATTATTAAAGATAATTTTGTTAGATCTAAAACTTCAGGCAAAGGAAAACTTCCTGTGTGCAATAAGGCTGACATCACTTTAACAATCAATTATGAAGGAAAAGAAGTAAAAGTGACTACTTCATTAATTCTTCATAAATCACTCGAATGGAAGATTTCTCAATTCTTTGAATGTATCGGGATGAAGCAGAAAGGAGTTCCGTTCCGTCCCGATTGGAATAAGATTGTCGGGAAGACAGGAACAGTTAAAATTTCTCATAGAGAATATAACGGTTCAACTTACAATGATGTAAAAGAATTCGTGATCAGTGATACTCCTGCACCAACTCAGCCACAAGGTTGGGGAAATAATAGTTGGAAATAATGCAATTAAGAGACTATCAGCAAAAAGCTCATGATGCCATATTCACAGAGTGGGAAGAGAAGGGAACTCAAAGAACCCTTCTCGTTCTTCCTACAGGATGTGGAAAAACAATAGTATTCGCGAAAGTGGCTGAGGATTGTGTTAAAAAAGGAGATAAAGTCCTTATTTTAGCGCACAGAGGCGAACTACTAGAACAGGCATCGGACAAAATAAAAAAAGTAACAGGTCTTGGATGCGCAGTTGAAAAGGCCGAACAGACTTGTATTGGCAAATGGTTTCGAATCGTCACAGGCAGTGTTCAGACATTACAGAGTGATAAAAGATTGTCTAAGTTCTCAAAAGATTATTTTGACACAATTATTATTGATGAAGCCCATCACGTTTTAAGTAATGGATATCAGAAAGTATTAGAGTATTTTAACAGCGCTAGAGTCCTTGGTGTTACTGCTACTCCTGATAGAGGAGATATGAAGAACTTGGGTTCTTACTTTCAGACTTTAGCGTATGAATATACTTTACCAGAAGCAATAAAAAGCGGTTATCTAGTACCAATCAAAGCATTGACTATACCACTGACTTTGGATTTATCAAGCGTTTCAATGAGTGCTGGAGATTTTAAAGCGAGCGATATTGGTAGCGCATTAGATCCTTATCTTGAAGGGATTGCCAGTGAAATGGAAAAATACTGCAAGAATAGAAAAACAGTTGTTTTTCTTCCACTTATTTCTACATCTCAAAAGTTTGTTGAAATTTTAAACAAACATGGTTTCAAAGCCACTGAAGTAAATGGCAATTCCAAAGATAGAAATGAGATCACAAAAGACTTTGCAGAAAATAAATACAATGTCCTTTGCAACTCTATGCTATTAACTGAAGGGTGGGATTGCCCTGATGTGGATTGTGTCATTGTATTAAGACCAACAAAGGTAAGAAGTCTCTATTCGCAGATGGTAGGAAGAGGTACAAGGCTATCACCTCAGACAGGAAAGAAAGATTTACTTTTACTAGATTTTCTATGGCACAGCGAAAGACATGAATTATGTCATCCAGCCTCACTTATCTGTAATAGTGATGAAGTCGCTAGAAAAATGACTAAGAAACTAGAAGACAGTGCAGGAGTTGAAATGGATATCCAAGAAGTTGAAGAAGAAGCCTTGAAAGATGTCCAAGAAGAAAGAGAAAAAGCACTTGCTGAGCAGCTAGCAGAAATGAGAAAACGCAAGAAAAAGCTAGTGGATCCATTGCAGTATGCAATGAGCATACAGGCTGAAGACCTGCAGAATTACATTCCTTCTTTCGGATGGGAGTGTGCTCCAGCAAATGAAAAGCAGTTAAAATATTTAGAATCGCATGGAATTGAGTCTAATGAAGTTCCTAATGCTGGATATGCTTCTATGCTGATTGACAAGTTAAAGTTAAGAAGTAAAGAAGGACTTGCAACTCCGAAACAAGTGAGATTCCTTGAAAGAAAAGGATTTAGAAATGTTGGCACTTGGAAGTTCAAAGATGCTAATTCTATGATTTCTAGAATTTCCGCAAATAACTGGAGAATTCCAAAAGGAGTACAAGCTTCTACTTATAAGCCAGAAGGAGTTGAATAAGAATGAAACAATACAATCTATTAGAGCTGCTTGACTATATCAACCCTTCTGAACTTTCCTACCAGGAATGGACCAATGTTGGAATGGCCCTCAAGCACGAAGGATATGAAGCAAGTGACTGGGATTCCTGGAGTGCTCAGGACTCAGAAAGATACAAAAGAGGAGAGTGCTTTACAAAATGGAATTCCTTCAATGAGACAGCAGGGGACATTGTGACAGGCGGAACAATCTTTGATTATGCTAAAAGAGGTGGTTTCGTTCCTCAAAAAAAGATAGATCCTAATGAGGGTGTTCTTGACTGGGAAGATGAAATTGGGAATATCATAGACAAGGACTCTATAGATAGTATTGAGCTTCATGAACCTAGTGATTCAAGCTGGAATCCAGCAAATGAGTTAATCAGGTATTTAACTACTCTATTTGATACAGATGAGTATGTTGGTTTCGTGGTTTCCTCGATAGAAAACGAGAAAGGGAAGTTCATCCCTGGAAACCGTGGAAACTTTAGAATGACGGCAGGACAGATTGTTGAAGGACTTCACTCTTGTAATGGCGACATTGGAGCAGTGATTGGAGACTACAATCAAACAGCAGGTGCATGGATTCGTTTCAATCCGTTGAATGGTGAAGGTGTTAGAAATACTGACATAGCATCATTTAAATATGCTCTTGTAGAATCTGACAGTTTGGATATTGGAAAGCAGTTGTCAATTATCCATCAGTTAGAACTGCCTGTTGCTGCGGTCGTATACAGTGGTGCTAAATCAATACACGCTATTGTTAAGGTTGATGCCTCAGACAATAAAGAATATAGAGAACGTGTAAGTTACTTATATAAGATATGCGACAAGAACGGGCTTGAAGTCGATAGCCAAAATAAGAATCCATCAAGACTTTCAAGAATGCCTGGATGTATTCGCGGCAATCATAAGCAGTTCATCATTGAAACCAACACAGGAAAAGAGACTTGGTCAGACTGGGTCGAATGGGTTGAGTCAATGAATGATGACTTACCCGATGAAGAAAATTTGGCTGATGTATTATTTAATCTTCCTGATTATGCAGAAGAATTAATTGAGGGAATCTTAAGACAAGGTCATAAGATGCTATTGGTCGGTCCTTCAAAAAGTGGTAAGTCATTCTCATTAATTGAGTTATGTATCGCAATTGCAGAAGGTACTAAATGGATGGGAAGGCAATGCAAACAGGGGGATGTGCTATATGTCAATTTTGAATTAGATAGAGCCTCATGCCTTCACAGATTTAAAGATGTCTATCAGACATTAGGATTGACTCCCAACAACGCAAATAGAATTTTCATATGGAACCTGCGAGGGAAAACCCCTGCGTTGGACCAGTTAGTACCAAAACTGATCAGACGAGCAGAAAAGAAAAAGTATATCGCTGTAGTAGTGGACCCCATTTATAAAGTGATTACAGGTGATGAAAACAGCGCTAGTGAAATGGCTAAGTTCTGTAATCAGTTTGATAAGATAGCAGATGCACTTGGTGCGTCGGTCATATATGCACATCATCATTCTAAAGGTGCACAAGGTGGCAAGAAGTCAATGGACCGAGCAAGTGGCTCAGGAGTTTTTGCAAGAGACCCTGACGCGCTGCTAGATATGATTGAGTTGGATATGAATAAAGAAGTCAAGGAACACTTCATTAATGAAGCAAGAGTTGAAGCAATGCATGCTGTACTCGATAAGTATGTTCCTAAATGGAGAACTTATATATATCAGACTAAGAAAACAGATGATCATGATTTTGAAGCGATGAATGATTACTGTGCTGAAATGCTTGGATTCGAACAGATGAACGAATTACAGTATCTGACTGAATTAAAAGTTGATGAAGCTAAACATATTACTGCCCTTCAGATATCTGGAACTCTTAGAGAGTTCGCTACATTTGATCCTATCAACTGCTTCTTTAAATATCCTGTTCATTTCTTGGATAATGCTAACTTATTAAAAGGGTGCCGTCCTGAAGGCTCAAAGAAAAAGTCTAAATTCGAAAAGATGAACGAGACTAATAAGAAGAAACAGGATGAAAATATTGAATTATTCTTAAATGCTTTTGAACAGTTAAATCATGATGGACAGGTTACCTTAAAAGAACTTGCTGAGAGTGGACTGATGATGGGAAAAACATACGGCTCACTAAAAACTAGCGTGCCTAGATGGATTAAAAATGGAGCTTTAGAAGAGTTTGATTATTCGAAAGGTGTTGTATCAAAAAAATAGGGTACACGTGTAAGGTACACACTATATATAAATATATATATGTACCTTCACAATTGCTAATAACGTACATACATACTTTATGGGGATTTTAATATCCCCCATAAAGTGTATGTCACGTATTATCAAAGTGATTGTGATTTTTGAAAGAATTGAGGTATAAACAATGCAGTTTTTTATAAATATGCTTCCTCCAACAATTACTGCACAGGAACACAGAATCGGTAAATATGGAGTATATAAAAGCCCTGAACAGAAACAGGCATACGTTAAATTAAGAGATGCAATCGCACCTTACACTCCTAGTGTTCCGATTGATCACGCTTGCCAGTTAATTGTTAAATGGTGTTTTCCTTTAAATAAAAGTCACAAAGTGGATGGCGAGTATAAGTACACAAAGCCTGATACTGATAATTTAAATAAGATGTTAAAAGACATCTTAGAAGAGCTAGGATTCTACACTAATGATTCAAGAGTGGCTTCCGAAGTGATTGAAAAATTTTGGAGCGCCGTTCCAGGAATTTACATTTCATTAGAAGAACTATGAAATATGTATATAAGAAAGTCGATTATTATTCTATGCAGCAGCTAATGGATTTAATCGAGCAGTTAAAAAATGAATATCAAGTTATAGGATATGAGGCATATGCACAAAAGCAGTATGCAGTGCTGACTTTATATCCTAAAAAAGAGGAGAAAAACAAATGGAAAAATTATATCTGGTAAAGTTAGGAAATATGTATGTTACAAGTGCATCACTAACATCTATTAAATTGGATGAAACAGTAGAGAAAGCGAAAGTATTCAAAAATGTAGTAGAAGCTGAAAGTATTGCTAATACTTTAGGAGCAATTGTCATTACTTTCGTTTCGGAGGATTAAAAGAATGTTTAAAGAAATCGGAAGAGTAGTGGAATTATTAAAATATCCACAAAGCAGAATTTTAGGATTGGATAAGGTGGCACATATTAATAGTGATGATCTAACTCTCACTATTACATCAGAAGAGTGTGCTGAACTAATCCAATCTATTACAAAAGTAAAAAGATATGGATTTCATGATAAATATGAAGAAAATTTGCACGAAGAAGTGGCTGATGTGCTTATCTGTATTGCTGAGTTAGTATGCTTAGGTTACTTAGATATTGATAAAGTCAAAGACTATCAAAAGTTAAAAATCAATAGAGAGATAGAAAGAGCCATTCAAAAAGAAGAAATAAGAAAGGATATAGAAAAGTATGGAGTTAGTGAGTCTCAATAAGCTAGAAGCGGTCGCTGACTTTTTAGCAGATGATGAAGTCTTTGGAATCGCCCCATGTTCACATTTCAATAACTCTTTAAAAAGAGATAGGGTTGACGTGTCTTGTGACATTGGGGATTGTGACGGAGACTGTCCATTCTATTCAAAAGAGAACTTCATCAAGTGGATTAAAAAACCAGACAGTAAGTATGATGTTAGTAATTTAAAGAGACCACAGCAAGAAGACTTTATCGGATATGATAACGTAAGCAACAGTCTTCTTGACAAAGATGGGTATATCAAAGCGTTAGAAGAATATTGTGATAACTTAGGAGACGCTCTTGCTGACGCTGAATATGATTTTGAAGAAGTGGAATGTGAAAATAGAGAGTTGCAAGATGTACTAGAAAAGATTAGAGGTGCTCTTGATGGAAAATATTAAACAAATAAACATCTATCTTGTAGATGGATCTAGATACGTAGTTATTCCTTCAGATGATAATTTAGCCAAATATGTAAAAGGTAATTTTTACGGAGGATATAACATTGGCATCTCAAAAAATGAAGCGAAATCAATTATTCATGAGTGGGTTTTCGGGGGTAGAAGGCAACTAAGCCCTCAGGTTGCTGATGTTGGTATTACAGCAAGTAATATTATTTCCATAGAACTTTTAGAACATGAAGAATGAATTACAGATTAAAGGAGTAATTATATGAGTTACAGCATTGGTATTTATGTGAAAGTAGAAGGGTGTGATAAATACGCAGAAATAGCATATCCCGAATATTCTTCTCCTAGTTATAACTTAGGCAGACTATTTAGAAGCTGCATGGATAGGGATTTCAAAAGTGAAGAATATTATAGATGCGATTATGCGTCAGAACACTTAAACAAAGGAATTAAAGAATTAGTATATAACCCTAACGAGTATATAAAAATGTTTCCGGAATTAAGTATGGGGTCGGTGGCTAGTTCAATTGACATATTAGGTTCAATAGCGGGTTGTATTTCAGAACAGTCTGAAGATATACCTCTTGAATGCTTGTACATGAGATGGGAGTGATTAAAATGTTAAACGCAGAAAAGTATAAGGATAGAATTTTAGAAGTCGCAAGCAATCATAAAGTTTTTGGGATAGATACAAAAACTAACAAAATAGATGATTGTTCTTCTACAAGCTGTCGAGATTGCTTATTCTATACGTTTGGAACAATTTCAGAACACGATGTGAATAGAATTAAGTGGCTTCTTTCTGAATATAAAGAGCCTATTAAGTTAACAAGATTGGAATATGAAAATTTAAAGTATGTGCAAAAAGAAGGCTTTAACTTCATTACCAGAAACAATTATGGTGATTTATATATTCACGAAGCTAAACCAATAAAGCCTGACGGTAGTATAGATTGGTGTACTACTGGTAAAAGTTATGAATTATGTGCATTTAACGACTTATTCCAACTTGTAAAGTTTGAAGACAAAGATCCTACATCAATTCAAGATGTTTTAAAAAATTGTGAGGTGATAGATGATGACTTATAAAGAAATTTTTGACATGGTTGCAGTGACTGCATATAACAGATTTCCAAAAGGTTTTAATTATGAAGGCTTGCAAAATTGTATCGTTGAAAACGCAACTAAAATCTATATTGAGCAAATGCGATTAGAAAAAGAAAAGTTGCAACAAGAATATGATGATCTTTATGAAGGTCATGACAAGCTATCTTATGAATGGGCAAAGTTAAAGAAAGAAAATAGAGAACTCAACAAAAAATACAACGAACTTCTTGAAGCATTCAACAGAAATAACAGCGAACCTGTTGAAGAAATAATGACTCTTGACGATTGGTTAAAAAAAGAAAAAGAGGAAGAAAAGAATGCTGAAGAATAAAGAAGAAAGAAAAGTAAAAAGATCTATGCAAAGAACTCAGGATTACCTATATGAATTACAAGAAGTCGATAGCTGTAAGGGGGATGTATGGTGAAATATATAATTGACAATATCAATAGAATGGCTGGAAAGTATACTCCTCATCAGGTCTTCGCTGACTGGGTTGAAATGTCAGCATTATCAATTGCACAGAGTATCGAACCAGATGAAGAACGCGAAAAGGCGTTCTTTAACATCGCTATAAAGTACAGTAAAGATGATTTCTTAATACTTGGATGCATGTTAGGACGTCTTTCTTCTCTTCTAAAGAACAATCTAGATGATTATCTTGGGAAGATCTACATGGAATTAAGTTCAGGAAACAGTCATACAGGCCAGTTCTTCACTCCATTTCATATTTGCAAAATGATGGCAGGCGTTGCGTTAGCTGATTATGGTGGAGGAACTGAATATCTTAATGAGCCCTCTTCTGGTGGCGGTGCAAACATACTTGCATACGCAAAAGTGATGAAAGAAAAAGGATATAACTATCAGCAGTTATTGGAGGTGAAAGCACAGGACTTGGATTATAAGTGTGTATACATGACATATGTGCAGCTTTCACTAGCTGGAGTAAATGCAGAAGTTGTTCAAGGTAACAGCGTTGAAGGGAAACATAATGTTGTGCTGCATACTCCAATGTACGTAATGAGAGGTGGTTTAAGTGCTAAAGGACGAAATAATCAATAGGGTAATATGCTCTATGAAGATGCTGAATGGAGAAGAACTCACAATCTTGCGAGGGGTGCTGCTTGTGGCACTCGATGGAGTTGAATTGGTCAGGAGCAAGAATGAAATATCTACAGATATATTGGATGACAATGAACTTATTCAGAGATTTCTTGTTCAAAAGAAAATTGATGGGTTATCGGAAAGAACTATTGATTACTATAGAGTCACTCTTGAAAAGTGGCTTCACTTCTACATCAAAAAAAGCGTTCTCGAGTGGACTAGAGACGATGTAAGAATGCATTTTGCAAGAAGGATGATTGACTATCCTGATGTTTCTAAAGTGACAATAAATAATGACAGAAGGAATTTTTCGTCTTTCTTCACATGGCTCATGGATGAAGGGTATCTAAGAAATGGCAATCCGATGAAAGCCATGAAGAAAATAAAAGTAGATAAAGTGATTAAAGAACCTATTCCTGATGATCAGATTGAAGTTATGCGAGATAAGCTCGCAGAAAAGAAGAGCGCTAATGAAGTAGGAACGAAAATGTGGCTGAAGGTAGTGAGAGATCAAGCAATTTTTGAATTTCTTCTTACGACTGGCTGTCGTATAGGAGAACTGACAACTGCTAAATTAAAAGACTTAGATCTAGAGCGTAAAGAAATTAAAGTCTTTGGCAAAGGTGCTAAAGAAAGAGTATGCTATTTAAACACTTTAAGTGTGCTCAGGATGCAGCAGTGGCTTGATGCTAGAAAAAATATAGAGAATGAATATATATTTGTTGCTGTTGATAAAACTAAAGGAAAACATCAAAGACTGAAAATAAGCGGTGTAGAAATAGCTATCAGAAGACTCGGCAGAGAATGTGGATTCGAAAATATACATCCTCATAGGTTCAGAAGAACTGCAGCAACTACCGCTTTAAGAAAAGGTATGCCAATTGAACAGGTACAGTTGATGTTAGGTCACGAGCAGATTGATACGACTATGATCTATGCGAAGACTGATACCAAGAACGTTAAATACTCACATGATAAATATATGTAATAGTTAAGAAGGGAATGATATAGATGATTTTATTACAGGTATTAGAAAATGTATTTTCTATATTTGCTATTGTCATGCTGATCATTGGAATTTTTATTGTGTTATCTGTGATTGCTGTTGCAATTTTAATTGTTATGTCGGTGATTGTGAATGGCATTGAAGAAGATAAAGAAAATAATAACTGACAAGAAATGACAAGGAAGGGTATATAAAATGCGAGGTAAAAGAACAGACACGTACTATGTCTATGATGCATATACAGATGAACTCGTAGGATGTGGCAGCTTAGCAAAAATATCAGAGTTGTTTGAGATTACACCAAGAACGCTTAAAAAATATGCAGAGAATGACAGTCTATACGCGTCACGTAATACTGATAATCTCCTGAAATTTAAAAGAATAGATGGAATTATTGAAGATGTTGAACCAACAATTAAAGTTGCATCAGGAAAAGTTAAAATTAAACGAAGCAGAAGATTGCTATGCAACTTTGTTGAAGTGTTCGATGTATTTAAAGAGCCAAAAACAGAAGAAGAAAAAGAATACATGAGAACACATTTTTCTATCATTGATTTAAATCGAGTTTATTTTAAACTGCGAACAGCAAAAGAAAATGAGTACCCTTTTAAAATATCATTTTACACAAATAGTAATTCAACCACTTTACTGCATAAAGAATATTATTATTCTAAGAAACTAGCAGAGCAACGTATCAGATATTTACAGGAATTTGCCGCTAAAAGAGAGCTTGGCGATTTTTGGTATGATAATAACTACTATGATGATATCGGAAGAATAGTATATGTTACACGACTAAAAAATGGTAATAATCTGATTCAGTCTCTAGACGGAGTACAGACATCTAAGACAGATCGTGCCCATTATTTAGATTTACTCTCATTTATTCAGCATGAATTCATAAGATAACTACACAGGGCATTGAGTTCTCTATATTTAACTCATAAGAAAATTTAAAATAAGAAAATCTATATGGATTACTCTTAATAGATTTGTTTCTAAAAGCAAGATCCTCTCATGAACTTGATGCCCTAACATATTTTTCTATTCTAAAACCAACAAACAACAGCAGTGTCATGGCTTTGCTTCAATCTCATTCACCTTCTTTTGCAAAGAATAAGAGTATGAAGCGCTAATTTTGCTATCCAACTAAAAAGTTATGATGCTACTGGGAAGACAGAAAGAATGAATTGAAAATCAAAAGACAGAGTAAAGGACTTCTTTCTCTCTTCCAGAAAGGAGGTTAAATGGGAAACTTTGTTTTATATCGTAACGGAAAAAGAACCAATATAACTGGATCAATAGAAAAGATAAGTCAGTATGTTGATGCTACTCAATTAGCTCTAAAACATAGATGGCAACGTATATATAAGCATGAGAGTGTGTTTTCGAATGATATTCCTATTAAAATAGGGAGTGTATATGATAATGAGGAATATATGACAAACATATATGATCATAGAAAAGTACACAAAAAAGAAAAGAAAAGAGCAAGTTACGAAGATAGACAGTTCTATGTTGTCTATGATATGAATGACAATGTAATTGTTGCAGGCACTGCTGAAGAATGCGCTGAAAGGTTATCTATTGGATTAGCTAGTTTCTACTGTAAGGCAAGCAATCAGAACAGCGATAAATATAATGCAAGGCATCCAAGCACTGCCCCAAGAAAATATTATGTATATACTTTAAAAGATAAGGAGGAGTGAAATTAATTTGTTTTTTATTCTATTTGTACTGGTGATAGTGATTTATTTATTTTTTATTTTTGAGTAATCAGGAGGTAACGTATGACAGCCGAAGAAGTCAGAACATATTTAAAATCATATAGAAATCTTAAAGACAAAGCAGACTATCTACAGAATAAGTTAATCAATGTTAAAGCCATCTCATATAGAGACAGTCCGACAGGTTCATATTCAGAGCCCAAGACTCAGAACGATTACATCATGATGAAGGATAGGTGTTTAGAAGAAATGGCTCTCATACGTCAAAATATAGATAAACTTGATGATATCAATCATAGGGATGTACTCTTTTATCGATACATCGAATCAATGAGCATCTATGATACTGCTGACATGCTGCATGTATCGCAGAGAACAGCAGAGAAGTACATACATGATGCAATTGAAAAGATGATTGTTATTCTAGATTAGCGTGAATACACGGTTATAAACGTTAAACGGCGCAACATTGCGCATTTAAATGTTATATAATGGTAAAAAGAGGCAAATTAAGCAGAGAGGCATAATAAAGCCTCTTTTTTTATTACTTGATGAGAAAGGGGTGCGACTGTGACAGAAAAGCAGAAACTATTTTGTGATGAGTATCTAAAAGATACTAATGCTACAAGAGCATATCTAACAGTCTATGCCAATTGTAAAAGTGCCACCAGTGCAGCACCTCTTGCTTCAAAGCTTTTAAAAAAAGAAGAAATACAAAAATATATCTCTGAAAAAATGGAAGAGATTCACAACGAGAACACAGCCAACATTCAAGAAGTAGTCGAATATCTTACATCTGTTATGCGCGCTAAATCGGAATCATATGTAATGATCATGAACGGTAACGGTATGCAGAAGGTCATACAGAAGCCTCCGGACGAGAAAGAAAGGCTTAAAGCTGCAGAATTATTAGGCAAGCGTTTTGGCATGTTTACAGACAATGTAGATGTTACATCGAACGGCAAGACAGTGATTGTAGATGATATAGATGAATAAGGTTAGTTTGAAATCTACCATTGGTCCGGCTTTTTATGAAGTTCATAAGCATGTAAAAAACAATGACTACACGCATTATTGGCTAAAAGGTGGGCGTGGCTCTTTAAAATCTTCTTTTATCGGTGTTGAGATACCTTTAGGCATTATGAGAGATGCACAGCGAGGTGTTATGAGTAACGCTGTTATCATGAGAAGAGTAAAAGACACTCTCAGAGATTCAGTATATGAACAGATTAAGTGGGGCATCTATAAGTTAGGTGCTCAAGATGATTGGTTAATACCTGAGTCTAAATTAAAAATGACTTATATGCCAACAGGTCAGCAGATAATATTCAAGGGTGCCGATGAACCTAAAAAAATGAAGTCAACAAAGGTCCATATAGGTTATGTTAAATACGTATGGTATGAAGAATGTGATGAATTCGAAACATATGACAAGATAACCAATATTAATCAGTCGCTTCTGCGTGGTGGACATGAGTATTGTGTCTTTTATTCTTTCAACCCTCCTGAATCACAAAGAAATTGGTGCAACAGGCAAGTTTTAGTAAAAAGAGATGATACATATGTCTCTCATACAACTTACTTACAGGCACCTCCTGAGTGGCTTGGGGAGCAGTTTCTAATTGAAGCAGAACACACCAAGAAAACAAATATTGAAAAATACAATCATGACTATCTAGGTGAAGTAACTGGTACAGGTAGTGAGGTTTTTACAAACCTTGATATTAGAGAGATCACAAAAGAAGAAATTGATGTATTTGATAGATTAAAATTCGGACTAGACTTTGGGTATGCTGGTGACCCATTAGCATGTGTAAAGATGCATTTTGATAAGACGCGCAGACGTCTTTTTATTTTTGGCGAGGTTTACGGCACACGTCTTTCAAACGAGAAGGCAGTAAGGATGATTAAGAAGCTTAATCCGTTGAATAAATTAGTGACATGTGATAGTGCAGAGCCTCGTACCATCAACGAATTCAAATTGTTAGGTTTAAGAGTTAAAGGTGCTAAGAAAGGGCCTGACAGTGTAGAAAACGGAATCAAATGGCTCCAGGACCTCGAACAGATAATTATTGATCCTGTTAGATGTCCTAACGCATACAGAGAATTTAATGAATATGAAATCGAAAAAGATAAGGATGGAAATCTAAAAGGCGAATTTCCGGATAAGAACAACCATTCAATAGATGCTGCACGATATGGATGTGAGACAGACATAATTGCATCAAAAGCACGTGCAGGAAAGAACAGAAGCAAATATGTCTGATATAGGAGGAACATTAGATGTATATATTTACTATCGATGCAGAAAGATATGATGAGTCATCACTTAATATCGTACAGATAGAAAGTCTGATTAATAAGCATAGGAATATCATAGGAAAAATCAAAAAAAATAAGAGATACTATGAAGGAGAGCATGACATAAAAAGAAGGCAGAAAAAATATAAGGGTTCTGCGAACAACAAAGTAATATGCAATCATGCTAAGGACATTTCCGATACTGCTACTGGATACTTCATGAATTCTCCAATATCCTATAACACTTATGATGGTGATGATGAAACATTGCTGGATAAGCTAACAGATGCTTTTGATAATGCAGATGTTGATGATGCTGATTCGGATAATGCACATGATATGAGTGTCTGTGGTGTTGCGTATGAATATGTTTATATCAAACAGGACACTACGGATATTGCTGTCAGGAACATCGAAGCAGATCATACATTTCTTGTTTATGATGACACAATTGAACAGAATCTTCTTTTTGGTGTTTATTATTACAGATTTAAAGATGCAATCACTGATCAGTATTGCTATCGCGCAACAGTGGTAACAAAAAATTATAGATATACGATGATCATAGACTGTTCTACTCATAAGCATAGGATGATTGAGGAAATGGTGCCTCATTATTTTGGTGATGTTCCAATAATTGAATACAGAAACAATAAGCTATGCATAGGTGATTTTGAACAGCAGATTTCTTTGATAGATGCCTATAACAAATTAATGAGTGACCGTGTCAATGATAAAGAACAGTTCGTTGAGGCTCTGCTAGTTGTCTACGGTTCTTTGATGGGTGACGATAATGAAGAAGTCAGCGAAACAATGAAGATTCTAAAAGAGAATGGTTTATTAGAACTTCCAAGCGAAGCAAGAGCAGAATATATTTCTAGAACGTTCGATGAAAGCGGAATGGAAGTATTAAGAAAAGCTATTAAAGAAGATATCTATACTTTTTCTCATGTGCCAAATCTTACAGACGAAAATTTTGTAGGAAATAGTTCAGGAGTAGCGATGGAATATAAGCTTCTCGGACTTCAGATGATTACCGGAGAAAAAGAAAAATATTACAAGAAAGGTCTGCGAAGGAGGATAGATCTGTTCTGCAACTATCTTGGTCTTAAAGCAATTAACATCAACAAGAACAATATCAAGATAACTTTCACTAGAAAACTTCCTAAGAATTTAAGCGAACTTGCACAGATGATTGCAAACCTAAGCGGAAAGGTATCAAATGAAACTCTTATCGAACAGCTTCCGTTTGTTGAGGATGCTTCTAATGAAGCAGAAAAGGTAAAGAAAGAAAATGAAGAAAATATCAAAACACAGCAAGCACTATTCAAATCTCAAAATGAGGTTCCATTCTATGATGAAAAAGATGCTCCTTCCGATAGTGAAGATGATGAATCAGATTCTATCGGTATTAATAAGGCTTCTTAGTTGATATATGAAAAATGAAGAATACTGGAAAAAACGTCAGTCTGAAAAACTTGATAATGCTCTTAAGAATGCTGTTGCAGACATCGAAGAAGTAAAAAGATTCTATCATAAAGCCTATCTGTATACAGATAAACAGATAGAAGGAATATTTGATTCATACAGAAATCATCATAGAACAGATTCAGCACCTATGTCAGAAAAGGAAGCAAGAGAACTGCTTAACAATCTTGTGAATGATCATGATTATGCAGAACTGAAGAGGAAGCTTGAAAACAATCCATCAAGCAGTACAAAAAAAGAACTTTTAAAAAAACTAGATGCTCCAGCCTATCAAGCAAGAATAAATAGACTAATGAAATTACAGAACAAATTGGATTCTCTGATGATGCTGGAATATAATCTTGAAAAAGAAAAAAGCACAGATGCTTATTTAAAAGGAATATATGACGGATATTACAGAAATGTGTTTAATATCTCAAAAGGTATGGGGATTGCTTATGACTTTGCTGAAATAGATCCAGAACTAGTAGAACTTATGCTCAAATCTACCTGGTATGGTAAAAATTATTCTAAAAGAATATGGGGAAATGCTCAAAATCTAGGAAATGAGCTAAAGGATCAATTAATGTTGGGCGTTATCATGGGAAAAACTCATAAAGAAATGTCCAAAACATTACAGGATAAGTTTGCGGCAGGTGCAGCAAATTGTGAAAGACTCGTAAGGACAGAGATGGCTGCGTTCATCAATTTTATTGATCTTGTTAATTTCAAGGATGCAGGTATCGAAAAAGAGATGTTCATAGCCGTTCATGACGGCAGAACATCAAAGATATGTCAGCAGCATGATAGAAGCATTATAAATGTCAAAGATGCCCAGATTGGAGTTAATGTGCCTCCGCTTCATCCTAACTGTCGTTCCCATATGATTCCATATATCGAAGGAATCACTGACAATATGAAGAAAAGACAGCGTGATCCGATTACCGGAAAGGATGAAGTTGTAGATGTTAAAGAAAATTATGATCAGTGGTTAAAAAGACAACAAGATAAGCATGGAGTTGATACTGTCGATGTCTATATGAAGAAAACAAAGAATCTTACAAAAGACAGGAAACAATTTGGCAGATATAGAAATGTGCTTGGAAACCAATATATCCCGGATACTTTAAAAGAATTCCAAGAAATAAAATATACAGATGAGAAGCAATGGAATGATTTGGAATATAATTATAGAACTGTCAATCGTTATAAAACCGATTATGGGAAAGTTGATGCAAAAACAATTTTAGAATTGGATAAAGAAGCCCTTACTGCAAAAGATAAATATATGACAACAAAAGCAGGAAAAGGGAATGTTGCTTCCATGAAAATTGGGGATGATATTTATATTGCTTCAAGCCAAATTTCAGGAGTGCTTGAACCTAATTATTTGAATTATAAAGGAGAAAAATCAAAATTAATTTTATCGCCTGATACGGCTAGACTAACACCTCATTTAAAATCAGTTCCATACAAAGGGCATGAGGGTGAATATTCTAGAGACATCGATACAGAATATAAATTTTTTGAATATATTTATGACAAGGTATTAAAAGGAGAATTAAAGAATCAAAAAATTTATATCTTATCTCAAAAAAGTATGTGTTTTAGTTGCGATTCAGTTTATAATGAGCTTGTAAACAAGAAAGAAGTAATAGATGCAAACATCAAAATAAATGTTGTATCCGGAAAAAATAACAAATTATGGGACTATAGAAATTACGAAACTAAAGCATTAAACAATATTAAAAAGAAGGTGAAAAAATGAGTGAATATTCTGATTTAAAAAAAGGGTTTAGAATTAATTATGAGACCGGAGATCAATCAAGAGGTATGTTCTATCTTGATGATTTAGGGCCTTCATTTGAAGATGATCCGCTATTTGCTTTGCAAGTTTCATTAGCTTTAGCGACTATAGAAGCAGAGTTATATCCTACACTTAATGATGGGGTAAACTATATGTTCTATCATACCTATGAGAATGTTGATGAAATTGTAGTAGGTGTGCATGTTGAGACCCAAGAAGAACTGGATGAAATGAAGCGAGACAGGGATTTTGTACTTAATTCAGGCAAGCTTGATTATGAAGATGCTTTTAGAGATGAAATCAGTGAAAAGGAATAAAGAGATTTATGAAAGATTTAAAAGATATATTACCGTTTGTATAAACCGACTGTTAGTCGGTTTTTATTTTACCCAGAATGGAGATAAATGATGGCCCAGGGTTTAAGAAAACATAGGCATTGTTATTATGAGGTTAATTCTAAATATTATTATGACAATCATAGAAACTGTATGGTAAGGAATACGCACTATGAATGCATGATCTGCGGTCATGAATATCATGAAGTATCGGAATTATCACAAGGACCGCCTAAAGAAAAAAGTAAATCAAGTGTATTGGAAAAGAATAAGAACAGGCATAGGCATTGTTAGATGTCTTTTTATTTTGTCTGAAATAAGAAGAAAGGAGGATAGAAGATGAAGCTAAAAGTTATTCATAATCTTATCGATAAGCAATGCGGTGTTGTCAGATATGTCGATGAAGTATTTGAAGCTGATGAAGAAAGAGCTAAAGAACTTATCGAACTGAAAGCTGTTGTTGAGTGTCAGGAAGATATCAAAAAAGAAAAATAAGCATTATCTTATTGTCCAAAAACTTATGACATAAAAAGATGGGATGGTCATACGGACCTTAAATGGAGAAGTGTAATGAAAGATAAAAATAAAATGATGCCTCTTGATCTGCAGTTATTTGCTGAAGACCCGGGAGATGAAGCAAATACTAATGATAGTGGTCAAGAGAATCAGAACCCTCAGGATAACGATGAATCAAACCAGGAACCAAAGACGTTTACTCAGGAAGATGTTGACAGAATTGTTCAGGGAAGAATTGCAAAAGAAAGAAAGTCCTGGGAAAAGCATCTTGAAGATCAGAGAACAGAAGCTCAAAAGCTTGAAAATATGAGTGAAAAAGAGAAAAAGGAATACCAGGAAAGAAAACGAGCAAAAGAACTCGATGACAGAGAAGCAGCAATCACTCGCAGAGAACTGACTGCACAGGCAAAAGTTCAGCTTGCTGATAAAGGTATTCCTACAGAATTGGCTGAAATTCTTAATCTAACAGATGCTGATGCATGTAAACAGTCCATCGATACAGTTGAGAAAGCTTTTCAGTTTGCTGTTGAAAAGGCTGTTGAAGAGCGTATCAAAGGAAAAGAACCACCTAAAAAGGCACCAGAGAACAGTGCAATTACTATGGATTCTTTGAAAAATATGAGCACCCAAGAAATTAATAAAAATTGGGATGAAATACAAAAATTAATGAAACAGTAGGAGAATAACAGAATATGTCAGTAGAAAAATTTATTCCACAAATTTGGAGCGCAAGATTATTAAATCACTTGGATAAGAGACACGTATATTTGAATCTTCTTAATAGAGACTATGAAGGAGAAATCAAAAATTTTGGTGATACTGTAAAGGTAAACCAGATTGGTGATATCACTATCAAAGATTATACTAAAGGAACTGATATTGAAGCCCCTGAAGATGTGACTGGTACACAGCAGGAGTTGAAAATTGACCAGGCAAAGTATTTTAACTTTTCAGTAGATGATGTTGATAATGCACAAACTAACCCGAAACTAATGGATAAAGCCATGGAACGTGCAGCATATGCAATGAATGATGTGGTAGATGCATTTGCAGCCAATCTATTAGCCATTAATGTACATACTGATAATACTATTGGTGATGATACGACTCCAAAAGTTCCAACCAAAGAAACTGCTTATGATTTATTGGTGGATCTCGGTGTTAAATTAACAGAAGCAAATGTTCCTACAGTCGGGCGCTGGGTAGTCATTCCAGCATGGTATCATGGCTTATTATTAAAGGACCAGCGCTTTGTAGGCAATGGTACAGATTATAACAAAGCAATCTTAGAAGGCGGTGAAGTAGGTAATGCAGCAGGCTTCACAGTTTACGTATCGAACAATGTACCTAATACTACAAAGACAAAGTATAAGATCATCGGTGGTACAGAAGAAGCTGGTTCATATGCAGAACAGATTTTAAAGACGGAAGCATACAGACCAGAGAAAAGATTCTCTGATGCAGTCAAAGGGTTACATGTATATGGTGCAAAGGTATTCCAGTCTAAATGCATTGCTGTATTGACTGCTAATCCTGAATAGAAGAAAGGAACTGATTTAAATGAGCTTTATTAAAAATATTAAGACGGGTATCACTACAGAATGTATCAATAAAGACGTGATAAAAGTATGTAAAGCAGATCCGCTTAATTATATCATAGAAGATAGCTTAGAAGCTTTGCTATCATCTGAATCATCTGAAGAAAAATCAGCTAAGAAGAACAAACCTTTAAGCAAGATGAATGTTGCAGAACTCAAAGAACTAGCAAAAGAAATGAATATTGATGCAGACGACTCTCTTACAAAAGATGAGCTTTTTGCTGTAATCAAGGCAAATAAGAATGGATAGCATCAAAAGAGATTTTAAAATTCTTACTGGAGAGACTGATAATGATATGGTCTCTCTTTTTGTTTCTAATGCTGCTAAAAGAGTTCTTATGAGAGCAAACAGATCAGAACTTATAGAACCTCTTTATGATCATGTTCTTAATCTTGCACTTGCAAGATACGAAAGAAGAGGCAATGAAGGACTTGCATCATATAGTGAAGGTGGAGAAAACGAATCTTATCTGAAAGAAGATGAGATATTATCAGCAGTAGATAATTATCGCCTAACACCAATAGCAAGGAGAAGAAGAGATGAAGAAAAAAAGTCTGAAGAAGTTCACTCTTAGAAGATACAAACCTTATAAAGATTCTGAGGGTAATAATATCGAAGAATATGAATCCAAAAGATACGATGATGAAGCGATTATTTATCCAGCAAGTAGCTCAACACAGTTTGAACTTTATGGGATGCGCATCCATGCAATCATGAATATGCATTATTATGGTGTTTTAACGATAAATGTTCATGACATGATCATTTATGAGGGTATCAATTATAAAGTCATCAGTGAGCAGAAATATAAGCGTTTTAAGCACATAGAGATTGAAAGATTATGAGCAAACTAGAAAATGCTGATAGACTTATCTCAAAGCTTCAGCAGATATCTGCTAATGATGCATCGGAAGTATGCACACAGGCTGTAAGACAAGGCGGATTATTGGTACAGGCACAAGCAAGGCTTCTTATTACATATGTAAGTGGTGACCTGATAAGATCTGTGAAAGTAAGAAACAAAAGTACATCAAAAGGTGCAGAAGCAACTGTTTATACTAATTCTCCTTATGCTGCTTATTATGAATTCGGCACAGGGCCTAATGGCGAAGCAAATCACAATGGAATTTCACCAAATGTCAATGTGCATTATAAGCAACAGGGATGGATGATTCCTGTTGATGCGATGACGCCTGATAGAGCAGAAGATTATGGTTTTAAAGTTGTCTATAAAGGGGATAAGCCTATTGGATATCTTACAAAAGGTCAGTATGCTAGACCATTCATGTATCCGGCGATGCATGACAATAAGGATAAGATAAATGATAATGCTAGAAAATTGCTTATGAAAAAACTCAAAGAAAGGTGTATATAAAATGATTAATGTAAAAGACATCGTATATAAAGAATTATCTAAGGTTTCTGAAAATGCAAGTGACGCATATCCACACAACTGGTCTATGCTCCCTGCTGTGCAGTTTGTTGAAGAAGAAAATAAGGTTGAAGAGTTCACAGATGATAAAGAACAGTCATCATACATTCGCTACAGGATTGATATTTGGGATAACAACAGTACCAGTCAGACTGCATGTGACGTAGATGATGTGATGACAACATTAGGATTCTTGAGAACATCATGTTCCGATGTTCCTGATCCAAGCGGATTAAAACATAAACAGATGAGATATGAAGCAATCATAGATTGCAAGAAGCAGTTTATCTATCATACAAATTAAATTAATGGAGGAATCATTATGCTAGCAAATGGTGCTAAGTTAGAATTCAAAAGCAAGACAGTAACAACCTATACCAAATTAAAGGGATTAAAAGAATTGCCAGAAATTGGTGTTGAACCTGAAAAGGTAGAAAACTCTGATCTTGATGATACACAGAAAGTATATGAAATGGGTATCGGAGATCCAGGAGATATTACATATAAATTCAAATATGATAATACAGAAACTGACAGCCCATACAGAGTATTAAGAAAATATGAAGAGAGTGGGGAAGTATTATCTTTTAAAGAAACATTAAAAGATGGTACTACTACAGAATTCAATGGACAGATTTCATTAAAAAGAACAGGCGGAGGAGTCAATGGTGTAATTGAATTTGATATGAACATCGCATTATCATCTGCGTTTACAATCACTGACCCAATTATTGGATAAAGGAGATATATAATGGGAGCATTATCAGAAGGTTTAGATATTCTTGAAGAAGAAAAAGAACCTGTAAAGAAACAGAAAAAAAAGCAGCCTTTCGCTTTGTGGAAGGTAGGAGATACTGAATATAAGTTAAAACTCACAACCCAGGAAATAATTAGACTCGAAAATTTGTTCAACGCAAATCTATTAAGTGTTATTTCTTCAAATACTGAAAATAATGAGATGCCACCACTTAAGGTGATGCTACTTATCACTCATGGTGCAATGAAGAAATACAATCATGGCATCAAAGAAAAAGATGTAATTGAATTATTTGATAAATACGAAGAAGAAGGTGGATCACAGCTTTCATTCATGACTGATGTGTTTCTTCCGATTTTTCAGGTAAGTGGTTTTTTCTCACAGGCTCAGGCAGATACGATGAACGAAAATATCGAGGAAGCAAAAGAGCAGATGTAGAATATCAGACACTGAGCGATATGATCAATGAATTATATCCTATCGCTCTTGACTGCTGTATAAGCACTGATGCATTCTGGAATTCATCTTTCGGAGATATTATAGATGAAATAGATTCGTACAGAAGAAGAGAGAAGTTCAAACAGAAACAACAGGCAATACATGCTCATAATCTTGCTCAACAGATTATAGAAGGCATCAATCTTATTATTAATGGAAATGATAATCAAAAAGAATTGCATGGTCTTTGGGATTATTATCCTGGTCTGTTCGAAGAAGAGAAAGAAAAGCATAAAAAGCAGCAAGAATACAATGAATTTGAAAACTTTAAAGCACAGAGAAGAAAGTTTGCAAATTATCATAACAAAAAATACGGTGGAGGTGAAAGCAGATGACATTAGAAGAACTTAAAGTTATAATCTCCGCTGAAACAAGCAAATTCAATTCTTCGTTGAATGATGCAGTTAATCAGACAAAAAATGCAAGTAAAAACATAAATAACCAAACCGATATCATAAATAATGCTTTCGGAAAAATAAAATCTGCATTCAGCTTTGCTGCAATTGGTGCAGCAGCATACAAAGGTACTAAGGCATTGATTGGATTAGGCAGACAGGCAATAGGCATAGCATCCAATCTTACCGAAGTACAGAACGTTGTTGATGTAGCATTTGGTGATATGTCATGGAAAGCTGAAAAGTTTGCCAGCAACTCTATTCAGCAGTTTGGTATGAGTGAGCTCAGTGCCAAGAAAACGGCATCTACATATATGGCAATGGCTTCAAGTATGGGTCTTGGAGCAAATAAAGCAAGTGACATGGCAATATCTCTTGCTGGATTAACAGGAGATGTTGCATCTTTCTATAATATTTCTCAAGAATTAGCAGATGTGAAATTAAAATCTGTATTCACCGGAGAAACTGAGACATTAAAAGATCTTGGTATCGTAATGACACAGACAAATCTGCAGCAGTATGCACTATCTCAAGGTATTACAACAAATATCAACAATATGAGTCAGGCAGAACTTGTTACTCTAAGATATAACTATGTTATGCAGCAGTTATCACTTGCACAAGGAGACTTCGCAAGAACAAGCGGCACATGGGCAAACCAGGTCAGAATACTCCAGGAACAATGGAAACAGCTTCTTGGCATTATTGGTAATGGCCTTGTTGCAGCTTTTACACCTGTTATCAGAGTACTCAATACAGTAATCGGGAAGGTTATTACTGTAGCAAATGTTATTGCGGGTGTTTTTGGTAAATTATTTGGTAAAAAGTCCAACTCTGCAAAAGCTAGTACAAAACAGACAACTAAAGCAATTAATTCTGTTGGAAATTCTTCAAAATCAGCAGGAAGTTCTATGAAATCTGCGGGCAACTCTTCTAAGGGTTTAAATAAATCGCTTAAAGGAACAGAGGGACAGGCCAAAAAGACCGCCAAGGCTTTAGGCACACTGGCCTCAATAGATGAGATAAATAATATCGATTCTTCAGATTCATCAGGAGCAGGCGGTTCAGGAGGAAACGGAGGCACAGGAGCCGGCGGTGTCGGTGATGGTGGCTATGATATTGGTGGAATTGATTGGGGAGAAGGAGAAGACAAAGCAGATAAGGGCAGTGATAAGATTTCGAAAGCAGTAGATAAAATTCTGAAAAAGCTTAAGGAATTAAGAAAATGGTTTGATGAAAATCAGCCTGTTATTATCGCATTGATTGCTGGCATTGTAGCCGGCTTTTTAGCATTTGAGACAATAATGCATTGGGGAGCTATTGTTTCTGCTGTTACGGCTCTTATTGCTCCTTTCCAGCAGTTGTGGCTGGCAGTTTCAAACTGGGGAGTACTGTCTGTTATTCAGGGAGTACTAGGAACAACAGCAGGAGCTGCTGCAATTGTAGCAGTAGCAATCGGTGCCGTTGTCGCTGCATTGGTTTATCTTTATCAGACAAGCGAAACGTTCAGAAAACTTGTGATTGATGCATTGAATGCATTGATGGAGATATTAAAAAATATTTATAAGAATATTCTTCAGCCATTATTCTCTTTCCTACTTGATGTGTTTAATACAATCATAGTGCCTATTGCAACATTTCTTGCAAAAGTATTTGTGAAAGCTGTCGAGGCAGTTGCAACTGTTGCATTATCATTCTGGAAGAATATTATGGCTCCTCTTGCTAATTTCCTTGTAACTATTCTCAGCATTGCATTAAAAGGTGTAATAGAGATGTGGGAATCGATGAAGCCAGTTATTAATACGGTAGGTAATGTGATCAATTTCTTATGGAAGAATATCCTTTCTCCTCTCGTTGATTTTGTTGTAGGAAATTTAACTAACTCCTTCAAAACGTGGGGAAATATTATTTCAAAAATTGTTGCATCTGTAACTAAAATTTTCCAAGGATTAATCGATTTCTTTGTAGGTGTGTTCACGCACGATGCAGACAAAGCATGGAAGGGAATTCAACAGATTTTCGAAGGGTTCAGCAGTTTCCTCAAGACTATCTTTTATACAGATTGGACAAAGAGCCTAGGTCTTTTGGGGGTCGGCTTAAATGGATTCCTGGCAACAGTAAAATCAATCTGGGAAATGATGAAAGGTGTATTCAATGGAATTATTACATTCATTAAAGGTGTGTTTTCAGGTAATTGGAGAAAGGCGTGGGAAGGTGTAAAACAGATATTCCACAGCATTATTTCTGGTTTGGGAAATATGTTCAAAGCACCATTGAATGCAATTATCAGTGGGATTAACACGTTCATCAGAGGGATTAATAAGATTAAGGTGCCTAGCTGGGTTCCAGGAGTCGGTGGAAAAGGATTCCATATTTCTGAAATACCTAGACTGGCAAAAGGTGCTGTTGTAGATAGAGCTACACCTGCAGTGTTTGGTGAGGCAGGACCAGAAGCAGTTATTCCTTTACAGAGAAACACAAGAGGTCTTGATATGATTGCTGAGAGACTTATTGAAAGAATGCCTGTCCAGGAAGGCGGTGGAAATGCCACTTATGTTATTAATCTGGTATTAGAAGATGGCAAGGTTATTACCAAAATGGTAATTGATAACATCAAAGATTATGAAGCACGTACAGGAAAGCCTGTATTTGACTATTAGGAGGTGCTACTTATGGCAGATGAAGCAAAAATAAAAGTTAATGGTACAGCACTTCCTACACCTTCTGAAATAAGTGTAGAGATTAGTGATCTTGATAGCGATAGTGTCAGACCGGTATCTACTGGCATATTGAGAAGGAACAGAATTCGTGCAAATATGCTGAAGGTAACATTGACATATAAAATAACACCTTTGACAGATGTTATGTCACTTCTTAAAGCATTAACACCATCAACTTTTACTTGTGAGTTATATATTCCTGATCATGGCATAAGAGGCACCAAGACGATGTATGCCGGAAATAAAAAGTACAATTATAAAAGAGTCAAGACAGGTATCAAAGCAGAATCGTTCTCTGTTTCTTTAATAGAGGTGTGATACTATGCTTATTAAATATGGGAATAAAGATGTAACAGACAGACTTCTTGATTATAAGATGTCTGTCTCTTTCGCTGACTGCCGTATGATAGGCAACGTGCCATCAATTGAACTGACAATGAAGTTCGATAACTATGACGGCATTCTTGACGATATCGACATCAGCAAGTACTGGGAAGTCAAGGAGAATGATGCATCTGATACAAGATACTTCAAGGTGTATGATCAGCCGGAGAAGTACACTAAGGAACTCACTCTCAAGATGTATGACAACAACTATTCTCTTGATACAGCATACGATACAAAACTATCTTATCCAGTAACGATAAAAGACCAGCTAGACGAGATTGAAAGTCTGACTGGTCTTTCTATTATTCGTGAAGGAATACCGCAGTACGTTCTTGATAAGAGCGTATCATGGTACGATAACACGATTGTGATAAGAAGTTACTTAGGCTGGATTGCTGAACTGTTTGGGGCAAATGTCTATACAGAGGGGATTGATTCCATTAGGTTTGTACCAATTGAAAAGACTGCCTTTGCTGCTACACAGGATTTAACAGATTATGAGAAGAATGAGGTGTATACACTCACAAGAGTATATGCTGAAAATGGTCTCAATCCTCTTTCTAAAGGCGACGAAACAGGAAATACGCTATTTATTGATTCAGCAAATCTATATGCAGATGAACAGAGCATCATAGACAGCATCTATGACAGACTTAAGGGTTTGACTTTCAATCAGGTGAAGAATGTCACAATGATATCAGTTGATAACCTTCTTCCTGGTGTTCTTGTCAATTATAACAATAATGAATTCACTTTCTTTGTATCGGATCTAACTGTCAGTTATAAAGGTGGACAGTTCTCTATGTCTACAGTTGATGGCAGTGTTACAACAAAGAACGAAGAAAAGACAGTGAAACGTGTATCTAATACAACACGAATCAGAAAGCTGCAGGTCAAACAGGACCAGGAATCATTGAAACTAGATATTATTGCTAAGGAACAGGAAGGCATCAATGACAAGATGGCGCAATTAAGCCTGTCTAACGAGAAGATATCGCTGAGGGTTTCAGAAGTTGAAGAAAAGGCTGGAGAAGCAATCAAACAGGCACAGGGCTCTGTTAAGAAGTTCATATGTGAGTATGCTAGTTCAAATGATGGAGTTACACCTCCTGAAACAGGATGGTCAGAGACTTCACCGACTTGGAGACCTGGAATCTATATATGGCAGAGAACAGCTACGACGATCAACAATACTGTCACATACAGTACACCAGTATGCATCACAGGCGCTAAAGGCGAGGATTCAATATTATTGTGTATAGAATCATCGAATGGCACGACATTCAAGAACAGTGATGTGGCAACTATATTCACAGTAAATATCTATGTGGGTGGAGTTGTGATTGATAACTCCTCAAAGTTAAGAGAAACATTTGGAGATAATGCATATCTACAGTGGTTCATTAAAAGGCATGGAGAGACAGAATTCAGCAAGATCCCGTTGGATGATTCAAGACTCAACGATAATGGGTTCATGTTCACTATTTCAGCAAAGGATATTAAATTCAAGGCAGTATTCAACTGCGAATTAAACATTTAGGAGGAAAATTATGGCAATTAAAGCGGTCAATCAGATTGACGTTATCGACTTAACCGATGGTTATTCGGTTGTATTAACAAATGACAACTATACATTCTTAGGTACTACTACTTCTGTAAACGGCACACAGACAACTACTACACAGGTAATGGCATTATGTGGTAGCGAACAGGTTCCGTGTACAGTAGGAACTATTACATGCCCTACAGGCATTTCAGCAGTATCTGACGGAAAAGCACCAATGCCAACAATCACAATCACTGCAACATCTGCATTAACTAAGAGTGGAACTATTACTATTCCTATCATTGTTAATGGTGATATTACTATCAACAAGACATTCAGTTTTTCAATCGCATTCAAGGGAGCGACAGGGCAGAACGGTACAAGCGTTACTGTTAGTTCGACTTCTGTAACTTACCAAGTCGGCTCAAGTGGAACAACTAAGCCAACAGGAGAATGGAGTGCCACAGTACCTAATGTACCTAACGGTCAGTTCTTATGGACTAAAACTGTTGTCAAGTACTCTGACGGAAAATCAACAGAAGCGTATTCAGTTTCTTATAAGGGAACAAACGGTACAAACGGCTCAAATGGTACAAGTGTTACTGTTAGTTCAACATCGGTTACTTACCAGGTCAGCACAAGTGGTACGACTACTCCGACAGGAACATGGAGCACTACAGTACCGAGCGTACCAAACGGTCAGTATCTATGGACAAAGACTGTTGTTGTATATTCAGATGGCAAGTCTACTGAGTCATATTCTGTATCTTATAAAGGCACAAATGGTATTAACGGTACAAATGGCAAGGATGCTATCACGATGGCAATCACCTCAAGCGGTGGAACAATCTTTAAAAATACCGCTATCGCCACAACTTTAACTGCTCATGTATATAAGGGTGGAGTTGAAGTAACTGGCTCTGCGTTATCTGCTTTAGGAACCATTAAATGGTATAAAGATGGTGGAACTACTGCGGTAGCAACAGGAGCAACATACACAATCGGAGCTGGTGACATCACGAACAAGGCAACATTCAGCGCTCAGTTAGAAGGATAATCATATGATTAAGGCATCGGCTAGCATAACCCTCGTGAGAGTCAACGATGGCGAAGACGGGCAGGGAATTCGCTCAATCACTCCGGAGTATTACCTATCAGATTCTGCAACGGAAATGCCCGATGCAAGCAGTAACGGGTGGAAAAGCGTTCCCGATGACTACATTGACAAGCATTATTACTGGGTTAGGTCGAAGATATTATGGGATGACGGAACATATACAACGACCACCCCAGTGCTTGCAAATGATCTTAAGTCAATCATTGACGATTACGACAACAGAATAAACAACATGAACAGTCAGCTGCAGCAGGCAACTAAGGATGCTTCTTCATCTATTGAGCAGACTAAGACATCCATCTTACAGACTGTATCAGAGAATTATTATAGCGCCTCTGACGGCAAGAACCTTGCTTCTACTGTATCTACTATTAAGCAGACAACAGAAAGCATTCAGATGAATTTCGTCAAGAAAGAGGACTTTACATCCCTTTCTGACAAGGTTTCAAGCAATCAGACACAGTTGAATACTTATATCAGATTCAACGCAGAAGGAATCGAGATAGGTAAACAGGATTCTGAATTCAAGACAAAACAGACAAACAGCAAATATTCGATACTTCAGAACAATGATGAAGTAGCGTACTTTGCGAACAACAGAATGTATAACTCTAACATCGAGGTTTCTAGTTCTTTAAGAATTGGAAACTTCGGGTTCATTGTTAATAGCGATGGATCGTTGACTTTTAAGAAAGTAGGTGGTGACTAATGGCGACAAGCGCATCATGCAGTGCGTCATTCGGTGGTGGCAATGGTAATGTCACAATGACAATGACACGTACAAGTGTCAATGTTGACGGAAACTATGATCTATGGACTGCTACACTGACAAAGTACTATAAGTGGAATATTAACTCGAATGCTACTAAATACGGCTCAATGTGGGCTAATGGCGTGCTCATTTGGTCGGGTGGTGTAACAATAGGAGGAAGTGGAACAAAAACACTTGCGACAGTTACAAACATCAAGATCCCACATGACAGTAACGGTAGCAAGCATTTTGATTTCTCGTTCTCACAGGAACTCAAAGTTACACTATCCGGTAATTATGTTGGCAGTGTATCGGCTTCGGGTGGTATCGACTGCGATGTCATTCCTAGAGCAACTAAGCCTTACTGTTCTCCAACCTCTGTATATTTTGGCAACAGTGTCACAATCAAGACACCTAGAGCATCTTCTGATTTTGGACATGTAATATCGTACAGTTATTATGATACGAATGTACAGATTGCTGATAATCAGTGGAATGATGAATTCAAGTGGACGGTTCCAACTTCACTGATCAACAAGATGACTAACACGTCATATTCATATATGACATTCAAGGTAGATACATACAATCGTGCCGGAAAGTACATCGGTACTAACTACTGCCGATTGGATTTAGTACTTCCATCGGGTTATGGACCAACTGTTACAGGTATCACATACACTAATGAAGATTCTACTATCGCAAATAGATTCGGAGCATCAACAATTATACAGGGTGTTTCGAAGGTCAAGTGTAATGTATCTACTTCAACGAAGAACGGCGCTACAATCACTTATTACAACAATGAGATTGATGGACAGCTTATCCCTGGTCCTAACAGTTTCTTTACTACCCAACCATTAAAGTCTTCTGGTACTGTTGTTTTAAAATCGACAGTTACGGATTCGAGAGGGCAGAAGGCTACACTGTCAAAGAATATCAGTGTTACAGAATGGCATTCACCGACAGTAAAGAATGTGAGTGCTCAGCGTTGGAATGTAACATCCAATAAAGCTGATGATGAAGGTACGGCAGTTAAGATCACGTATTCATTCTCAATTGCACCTGTTAACAGTAAGAATGATAAGACTGTCATGATTCAATATAAGAACGGAGAAACATGGACTACTCTTGCAACCTACACTAATTCATACAGTGGTGAGAATAAGGTATATATATCATCTGCTGGCAAGTTCAGTACAGATAATGCCTATTCGTTCAGAGTGCTTGTTAAGGATTATTTCACAACAGACGGCGTTGCATCTTATGCTGCTATCGCACCATCATTCAAACTCTTGGATTTTTCTGCTGATGGTCGAGGTATCGGAGTTGGATGCAAAGCGGAGAGTGGTAAGTTAAAGGTGGATATGCCTCTTGAAGCACCGACTATCAATGGATATACACTTGATTTAGATACAGAGAACACTAAAGATACCTGGATTCCTGTATTGACCGACAAGAAGGTACAACATAGAGTGATTCCGACTTTTGAGTGGAGCGGTTGGATCTCTTGTGGAACTAATGGATGTGGTATTAAGTTACAGTACAGATATAACAGTGCATTTAAACTGGTTGAACTGAACTGGGATGGTTCGGTCAATGCGACAATCGGAAACAATACAATGGGGTACATGTGGGAGGGATTCCCTATAGATAAATCACCTAAGAAAAATGTGTTCATTCCAGTACAGACGCAGAGTTCTGACTTAACATTGAGGTTTTACCCTGTCACAAATGATATCACAGCGAATCATTGGACATTGACGGCGATGCACGGAACAGTATCAACAGCGTACGTGTGCGGCACATTTATTTACTCATACGCTTAAAAAGGAGAAGAAAATATGAAATTATATGATACATCATTGAAATACATGGATGCGATTAACGCAATCGGAGGCACTATTGTAGCAGTATTGACTGCTGCATTAGGTACGCATTGGTTTTTATTTGTAGGATTTTTAATCCTAAACATCATCGACTACATCACAGGAATCAGAAAGTCTAGATTAACAGGAAAGGAAAACAGTGCTAAAGGGGTCAGAGGAGTTTGGAAGAAACTAGGCTACTGGTTAATGGTCCTAGTCGCTTTCTTGGCTTCAGCAATTTTTATCGAAATTGGTCAGACTATCAATGTTGATCTAACAATTACTACTTATGTTGGGTGGTTTACTTTAGCCTCTCTTATCATCAACGAATTAAGAAGTATTATTGAAAACTTCGTTGAGGCTGGTGATAACGTACCATCCGTTTTAACAAAAGGTCTAGAAGTAGCAGAACAGGCTATTAACAAGGAGAATAACAATGGGTAATGACGAATTTTTAAAGATTGCAGTTGAAGAAGTAAGAAGATATACAGAAGAACATCTAGAAGATCCACAGGAGTATGATATATACGTGGTGTGGTGTTGTAAAACTCTTCAGAACAACAAGGCATTGTTATCAACTACACTGCTAGATGGCATGTATTTTGAGGCTACTTATAACGGAGACAAGAAAGAATTATATTTAGATGCTTACAAGAAAGAAAAGAATGTATGCATTAAAGTGGAGGATTAAACAATGGAATTACAAGACACAGTAGAACTAATGAACAGTGCTGAATATAAAGACAGATTTAAAGCAGAGTATTGGCAGGCCAAAATCAGATATGACAAGTTAGATGATATGACAGTCAAGTATGAGGCTCGTACTTTGACATTCATCCCTAGATGTTCACTTGATCTATTAAAAGAGCAGAAAAAGCATTTAGGAAATTATATTCGCACTCTTAAGATTAGAGCAGAGATTGAAGGAATTGAATTATAAGAAAGAAGGTATAAAGTATGATTATTAATGTACACGGTGGTCATTCTCTTAAATGCAGAGGAGCAAGTGGATTGTTAGATGAAGTCAATGAAGACAGAAAAGTAAAGAATAGAGTTATCGAATTATTAAGAGCAAATGGTCATACAGTATATGACTGTACAGATGACAACGGAAAAGACCAGAATTCAAACTTAAAAGCAATCGTAAATAAGTGTAATGATCATAAGGTTGACTTAGATGTATCAATCCACCTCAATGCTGGAGGTGGAACAGGTACAGAGGTATATGTCTATAGCGACAACTCAAAAGCCAAGGATGAAGCTGAAAGAATTGCTAAGAATATATCTAGTGCTTTAGGAATCAGAAACAGAGGTGTTAAAACATCTACAAAGTTATATGTGTTGAGAAAGACTAATTCTCCAGCGCTGCTTGTTGAATGTTGCTTTGTTGATAATGCAACAGATAAAGCACATTGGAACGTTGAAAAGTGTGCTAAAGCGATTGTTGAGGGTATCTTGAATAAGAGCGTCAACGAACACGTTGAAACTCCTACACCTAAGCCACAGAGTAATGCATCTAGTGCTTTAGGTACTTATATGATCACTGCTAGTGATTTAAGTGTCAGAACAGGACCAGGAACTAACTGTAGAAGAAAGACATATGAAGAATTGACTAAGAACGCTAAAGCCCATGATTATGATAAAGACGGATGCATCAATTATGGTACTCGTGTTACTGCATCTAAATTTGATGGAGATTGGGCAAAGATTCCAAGCGGTTGGGTTGCTAAAAAATATTTGAAAAAAGTCTAAACTACACAACAATTTATATTCATAAGAAAAGACCAGGGCTAATTGCTCTGGTCCTTTTTTGCGTTCTCAATATCATCTCTTATAAGTTTTTTAATGTAACCCATTTTAGATTCGACATGATCAAGTTTTTCTAGAATGTCTGCATCTGTTTTTTTATTGAATGCAAGATTGACACATTTCGTCATCTTCTTAGCATAGTTTGCGCTAGCTTTCTTCTGCGCTTCAGTTGACAT